TGTGAGTTTTTGATGGTCTGAGCCTCATCCAGCGTCTTGCCCTTGAGGAGCTCGGTGACAAGGCTACTACTAGCAATAGCACTGCCACAACCATACGTTTTAAATTTGGCATCTGTTATGATCCCTTCATGGACTTCAATCTGTAGTTTCATTACATCACCGCAGGCAGGTGCACCTACCATACCTGTTCCTACATCTGGACTATTCTTGTCCAAGGTGCCCACATTACGAGGATTTTCGTAATGGTCTAGAACTTTTTCTGAATAAGCCATATTATAAATCTCCAATAGTATACTAAAATACTACAGTATTTAGTGCCTTATGTCAAGCTATTTGTAGAATTTTAATTCTTGTTCTGTTACCGGTGGAGGGAAATTAGGTTTTGGTAGGTTTTCTTTTAATTCGCCCAACGCTGTATGCCAACGTAGGTCTTGTGGACAAAATTCACATTGGGCTATATGGGTATCTTTAGTTGATAGAAATTCTTGTAGTTTTTCTTCTGGACAGTCTGCTGTTAGCGGTTGGTAATTGTATAATAATTCACGTTGATGTTTATCTAATCGTAGACCAAACTGTTGGTCAAAATCAGGTAAATTGCTCATAGCTGGGCATTTATATAGACGACCTTGATACATTGTATGATCGTGTTTCATATCACACGCATTAAATGCTTTTACAGGATCACTATTGTGTAAAATAAAATGATCATCTTGTTTGACAACTGTTGATTGATGAAATGTAAATGCTTCTATCTCTCCAGCATACCCCTTCCATTTAGTTTTTAGTTCTTCTGCTGTTGCAGGGTCATGTAAACTAAGACCAAATCCTACACGATATTTGTTCCAAAAAGTTAAATGTTCAGAGCGTTGATATGTGCCATTGGTCTGTATCATGATAACAGCTTCGGGCCACAACCTACGTAAGTTCATAGCCCATAATTCTAAATCAGGATTAAGTGTAGGCTCACCACCTATAATAGTAATACGTGGAAGATCTAAACGTTTTGCCCATGATTCATAAGCAAGAGCATGATCGGCCCAGCGTTGGTGACCTTTGAAATTTAAATCATTAAAGCGATTACAGCCGCGACAACTTAAATTACAGACATTGGTTATATAAAATTCTACTACAGGGAATAAACGAATCATCTAGTATTTAATACTAGAATCCAGGAGCATTGCGTTTTCGAGCGGCCTGTTTAGCCATATTGCTAACAGTATCCACTGGAGCATTTGGATCTGCATCTTGATCTTTAGGATTTTCTACAGTAGCTGAACTATCGTTATCTTCACCAGCTGGGCGTAATTCAATATAATCTTTATTATAGCTTTTGATTAGATTTTTAAGTGCTGGATTGTTTGTGTTGGCTTGTGCTAGTGCATCATAATCAAATGTCTTATCGGTGTTAAGCACAAGATTAATCAGGCTTTGTGTAGAAATTTTTGGGAGTTGTTTCTTATCTTTATATCTATGGCGAATAAGTTCCAGAGCCGTTGTTAAATTTGACTCTGGAGTATTCTTTGGACTGTGTTGAAATTCATTTAAGCGCACGATTAGCGTTGTTCACGGCCAAGTTCTTCTGCGCCGCCTGCTGCAGCATCTGTGGCACCAAAGCCATCAGTTTCGTCTTGATCTAGATCGCTACCCGGTGCTGGAGGCAAACTCGTATCGCCACCACTTAGATCATCGCCTGGCATGGCCATTGGATTATCAACTTGTTCACCAGTTAAAATGCGTACTCCACCATCAACACCTTCACGTGCTGTTTGTAGATTTTGCATTAGTGTTTCTAATGTTGTACCAACTGCATTTTTAAACCCTTCAGCTTGTTCCCCGCCAATCTGGTCACGGATGCTGTCTAATAATTCTGGTAGTTGTTCGTTTTGCATCTTACCAACTTTTTCAATAGCGTCTTGGATTGAATCTACCATGTTCTTAGCTGCCAATAACACTTCAGCGTTGCCAACTTCACCTTCTGTAAGTTGTTGGCGATGTTCTTCTAACCAAGTGCTTAGGCCTTCTTTAACAGTGAGTAATTCCATATAACGTGGATTACGTTCTGCTGTGTGCAAGTCCACACTGTGGCGGATTTTATCTAAGTTAGCTGTGATAGTTTCACTTAGACGTTCTGCTTTAGCAACAGTTAGATTACTAAAATTAATAGCAAAACCAAAGCGGCTCTCCATTAGTTTGTTAATCTTACGTGTTGATTTTGTAGACATTTCTGCTAGTTTCATGGTCAAATTCCTATTTAGACTTTAATATATTTAGCCAAGTTAAGGTTTTTCTTTATTTCTTTTTTAACTTGTTCTATCTTATGCTGTGTTTCTGTATAGCGAACGCTGTAGTATTCTTCACCCCAGGTATCACCCTTTTCCTGGGCGTTTTTATAGCGTAGGCGGTATAAACTAGCGTCAAATTCAAGTTTATTTAACAAGCTATCATTATCACGTATTTCTCTAGCTAGTTGATTCTGTTGTTTATACAAGGCTATACAGTAGAATATAGCATCTTTACGATTAAAAAAGTCAAACACCTGATGATCTTGTTCCATGACACGCCAGCAATGATCATTGATCTTAACTACTCGATTTGCGCCAACAAGGACGTCAGTACCTATCTGATAGCAGAATGGCAGTTCTAGGTCTTCTTGAGATAATCGGGCTAGTTCAGACTGGGTAAAGCGACGGATTTTTTCAATGTCAAATTCAGTTGATGATTTTTTTGTAATAGATTTTGCCATCAGTGTTATTTCGAGTTAGTACATCTTTGACTGTTAGATTGTTAGCCAACAGTTGTTCACGTTCATCTAAGTGGCTTTTTGCAATAGGGGTATCACCAACAAAGCGTTCAAGCAGTTCGCTTTCTTCATTGGTAACGGGTAATAGTAATTTGTTAGTGAGTTCTACAATCTTCATGTAAGTATTTAGTTACTTGAAGAGGGCGTGTCCAATAAATCCAATAAGTCCTGCTAGGATCACACCTAAGATGCTGACTAAGGCGCTGACATTTTGCTTGCCGCGTCCTTCAAATTTTTCGTCCAGACTTTCCTTGATGCCTACTAGGTAGCCTTCAAGTTTGTCCATACGATGTTCTAAATTTTCTAGTTTAGTTTCCAAGTTTGCGTACCTAACGGCACATATTTCAACGTGGGCTTCTAGACTCTGTTTTTCAATTTCTGCTGGTTTGGCCATCTCGCCTTCCTAAGTGAGCGATGCCGTCTTTTGAGTGAGCCTTAACAATGTGCCTTAATATGTGCCTTAATGAATGCCTATGAGCATCTAATATATTTATTAATTTGACACAGATATAAAGTATATGTTTTTACTTGTGCCATCAGTGTAGAACAATGATACTGGAGGAGTTGCAGTTTCGTCCAACCCCAAAATAACAGGAGTATGGGCGAAATCATTTTTCAATGTGCCGTAGGCATCATGATCTAGTAGATATAGATTTTCAAATTCAACTTCAAACTCAAATGTCCAGACACGCTGTTTACCAATGTAATTATCACCAAACTGATGGCCTGAAAGATCCACTGTTTCAGTCTTAAGTTGTCGTACACTCATGATCTGTGATCTTAATCCTAGTACTTGCATTACCGTTTCCCAGTTACGTTGCTTGTTACGCATACGTTCAAGCTCTGGAGTATATTTGGTTACATCTGTTTTGGTAATGTCAACTAGGGTATATCCGCGGTGGCGATGTATTCTTGTGTCTGTCATTATAAGAGTATTTATTGACTGGTGTTATAGCCACAAAAAAAGCACCCAAAGGTGCTTTCTATGTTTTATAAAAATTAATTTTTATACAAATCCAAATCCTACGTTGCCTGTAACTGTATAAACTACAGTACCGCTGATATCAACTGATCTTTCACTTACTGCTGTATTAGCATAGGTAAATGTTGTTGCTGTTAAACGTGTTGCTGCTGTATTTGCACCAATTTGACGAATACGATGTTGAAGGTCACTTGACGATACTTTAGCATCTGTAACTAAAAATAAATTACCTCCTGCGTTTGTTGATGATACCCCACCAACAACATAAGCCAATGGATTTACTTCGCTAACGATTGCATCAACTACACCGCCGACTAGGTCAGTTTCTGCAATCAAGTTACCACGTACTGCTATTGAGTTTTTAATTTCAACCACGTGTAGAGCCAATGCAGAACTATACAGCGTATTCTTAATTGTCTGTGTGCCAACAACATTATTGCCTTGGCCTTGTTTATATTTTTGTACTATTGCCATTTGTATATCTCCAAAGGATCTTTCTATTATTTATGCTAGGTCTATAGAATACGTGGCCAAAAAAAAGCACTGTCGCCAGTGCTTTTTAGTTTCGCTAATCCTGTTAAGAATTAAGCAAATGTTGTGCCACTTAGACCGTTTGTAATTGTCCAAGTTGTAGAACCACCTGTTGATGCATCTGCATCTGTTGCTAATGCTGTAGCAATAGCTTGTGATGTACCGCTAACGTTAATAACATTACCTGCAGGTAAACCTTCAACTAAGAACTTAACGTTATCACTTGCTGGTGTACCAACAACTGTAACTGTACAGAACTTAGATAAAACACGTGTAACTTTAGCTAGATCGCTGTCTGCTGCTGTGTAACCTGTGTGGATACCTGTTAGTGCGCAGTTAACAAATTTAACGTCACGACCAATAAACTCGCCTAGTGTTACTTTATTTGCATTGTCCGTTACTGGACTTCCTGGTGCTGCCATGATATTTCTCCTAATAAATGTACGCTTTCGCGCATATAATTATTTATCAAAATG